GGAGCGCCCGATATGTGCCTGCTGTGGCCGACCGCTTGGAACTCGCGACGTGAAGACAGGGATCGGTGAAAAGTGCATGGAACGTTGGCAATGGGGTACACTGCCCAGAACGATTTTGAAACGCCAGGGTAGGCGAAATAGCAGAGCTACTTAGGGGCTAACCTTTTGATGCGAGGCTAACCCTCTAGGTGTGGATCGCAAGATCCTGTTGCTGGTGCAAGTCCAGCCCCTGGCACTTACAAGTATCGCGCGAGCCGTCGCGTTTGACGAAGAAACGGCCCTGTGGACGTGTCCTTCAGTGATAGGTTGATGCGTAACTCGGAAACAGCCCGCCCACGGGCGATGCTCCGACGAGTTCTGGGTACGTGGGCACCTTACAAGAAGAACATCGATTCCTTCACGTCACCCGAACTGCCAAAAGTGTGAGCTGTACAAGACAGCGAACACCGTTTGCGTGGACGGAGAAGGGCCAAAGCATCCGAAGCTTGTCGTAGTTGGTGAGGCACCTGGGCTCGAAGAAGATCGCGAGGGGCGACCATTCATAGGCACATCGGGTAAGACTCTACGCAAGGAACTGGCAGCGAATAAACTCGCTGACGATACGTACGTTACTTTAGTCGTTCGTTGCCGTCCCCCAGACAACCGCAAGCCCACAGCGAAAGAGATCAAAGCCTGCCGGCCCTACCTCGAGGCGGAGCTTGAGCGGCTGAAGCCGGAGTTCGTAGTGTCCCTGGGTGCGACTCCGACGAAGGTGCTCTTCAGCGGCAAGTCGAAGGTCACGCAGTTCCACGGCACGATCGTGGATGACGACAAGAAACCGTACCGCGGATTCATCTCCTACCACCCCGCAGCGTTCCTCTACGACCCCAGCAAGCTCGTCGACTTCCAACAGGACTTCGTACGCCTGAAGCGCGCCATGGCGGGGGAGACTCGAGCGCCGAACAGCCCGTGGGCCTACGTGCGCCGCGGCAACCTCGAGCAATTCATTCTCGAGTTCACCGAAGCGTCGGAGTTCGGATTCGACGTCGAGTCATCGGGCTACTTCATGCACAAGCCCGGTGCCTTCTTAAATGCGCTGTCGATCTCTCTGCGCACGCGCACTTGGGTCATCCCACTGATGAACTACGACCCGATCAACAAGCGGCGCAAGTACACACCCTGGCGTCGTGGTGATGCGTTCCCGCAGCTCGTCAAGCGGCTCGTCGAGATCCAGCACGCCACGCAGAAGCGCGCGATCGGACAGAATGGCAAATTCGATAACCTCTGGCTGCTGCGCACCACGGGGCACAAATTCCGTCTCTCGTTCGACACGATGCTTGCGCATCATCTGCTCGATGAGAACTCCGAGCACGATCTGAAATCCTTGGCGCGCTCCGTGCTCGATGTACCCGAGTACGATCTGACGAAGGACGAGAAGATCGGCAACGTCGTGCCGCGTAAGCTCTATCGTTACTGCGCGTTCGATTCGTACTACACACGAAGACTAAAAAAATACTTTCTTGAGGAGCTGCGCAACACTCCTGAGCTACATCGGTTGTACTTCAAGCTCGTAATGCCCGTCGCCCGCGCGATGGAAGAGATCGAGATGGTAGGCAAGACCATCAACCTGCCGGCGATGGAAGACAAAGCGTTAGATCTGCGATCGGAACTGGTCACGCTCGAGAAGAAACTGAACAAGGCGGCGGGCTACAAGATCAACTGGAATTCCCCTGCGCAGATCGCGAAGCTGCTCTTCGACGAACTCGAACTCGAGTCCACGATCAAGACGGATACCGGCGCACCATCGACATCCGAAGAAGCGCTCTTTAATCTGCGCGGTGAACACCCGATCGCCGACATGCTCGTGACGTTCCGTGAGAAGTCGAAACTCTTGAGCACGTACATCTACGGCTTTCAAGAGCTGATGGTCGGTAACAAATTATTCGTCAGCTATAAAATTCACGGCACGGTCGGCGGTCGGTTCTCGTCGCGTTTCCATTCGATACCTCGTGATGGAACTATCCGTAATTTAGTCGAAGCACCACCAGGTTGGAAGTTCTGGGTAGCGGACATCCAGCAAGCGGAGCTGCGATTCGCTGCGCATCTGTCTGGCGATCTCGAGATGCGTCGGTGCTTCAAGGAAGGCATCGATATCCACTGGCGCACGTTGATGCACTGTTTGAGTGCTGGCTACATTGGAACAAAAGAATACATCGACGCTGTATGGAAGACCGCAGAAAAAACAAACTGCTCAACAGCAAGTTTCTCGGAAGCGTGCGAAGGGCTATTAGAAATCGGGCCAAGTGTTGCCAAGAAAATCGACCCCATTTGGAGTGAGGGCCGCTATCGGGCAAAAGCAGTCTCGTTCGGCTACATCTATGGGATGAGGGAGAACAAATTCGTAGAAATCTGCAAAACTGACTATGGGTTTGAGCCGTCGTGGGACGAAGCGCACAGCATGCGCGAAGGTTACTTCCAGCTCTACAACGGCCTCGAGCCCTGGCATGAGCGCGAGAAGCGCCTGTGCCGGGTCGATGGGTACAACCGCACCTTGACGGGCCGACGTCGCCGGCTGCCGCTCATCAATTCAGGGGACAAGTGGAAGCGCGCGGAAGCCGAACGCCAGGCGGTGAACATCCGCGTGCAGAGCTTCATCGGCGACTATAAATCAATGTGCCTGGTAGAGATCCAGGACGCGCTAGACCCCCGCCACGCCAAGATCATCGGGGAGCACCATGATGCGGTGCTTGGAATCGTTCGAGACGGCTACCAGGACGAGACGCTTCCCACAGTCCGACGCATCATGAAGTCCCCGAAGCTGATGGAAACGTTCCACATTGAGCTTGACATTCCGATGGAGTCGGAGATACAGGTTGGCGCGTACGGGAAGGGAACGGTTTACAACGATCCGGAATAGTGGTCTAGTATCCGCCTAAAACCTAGAACGATTTATGACTGCGCACACCTCCCACAGCAAGATCGGGCTCATCCGCCGTTGCAAGAGAGCAGCTTGGTACAAGTATGCGGAAAAGATCGTTCGCAAGCGGCCGTTCCCGCGCCCCCTGGTCGGGCGGATTCTGCACGAGATGACCGACGCGTGGATCAAGGCACGCATGATCGACACGTACACGAACGATCCGTGGAAGGTACTCGCCAAGTTCAAGAAGGAGTTCGACGAGCTGTTCCGCGAGCAACGCGAAGAGTATGGCGACATCCCGCATCTATGCGAGAAGATTTTCGAGGGGTATCTGCGCCGTTGGAAAGACGATGGATTGGTATACATCGCGTCCGAAGTCGAAGGCAAGACCGAGCTGATGAAAGGTGTGGAACTCATCTTCATCATTGACGCGATCGTCATGCGCAAGAGCACCGGCATGCGCTTCCTACTGGAACGAAAGTTCCACGCGCGCATCCCCGATGCACAGGATCGATTCTCGGATCTGCAAACGCTGCTGTATTTCGAGGCGTACAACCGCGAGTGCAAGAAGGGCGAAGAGCTGAACGGGATCATCTGGGACTACGGCCGCATGAAAGCGCCGACCGTTCCGCAGCAGCTCGTGAAGGGGGGCTTGTCGCAGGCCGCGAACATCGACACCGATGCGTTCACGTACCTCCAGGCAATCAAAAACAACGGACTCAAAGCGGGCGACTACCGCGAGATGCTTGCCAAGCTCGTGGGCAAAGAGCACACGTTTTTCCAGCGCGTGGATCTCCCGGCTCCGCCAAAAGCCATGATCCAAGAGATCTGGGACGACGCAATAGAAACTACCCGCGACTGGGAAGAGCGTAAGCACGGACTCGGCGACAATCCGTTCCCGCGCGATGGCATGTCTATGTTCACGTGCAAGGGATGCGAGTATCGTACCGTTTGCGAGGCGGAGATCCGCGGCCTCGACTCCCAGTTCGTTCGGAAGCGTGACTACAAACCGCGTGAGGAGCGCGGCACCGTCGATGGCAACGAAGAAGAATAGCCGATTCGACACAGTGATCCTGAATCCGGATCTTGCGAAAGCAGTGTCGTACGCAGCCAGCAAGGCGCAAGCTCAAGCCAACAAACCCGAGAAGCGATACGGATGCATCTTCGCGCAGATCTTCGTGACGAAGGATGGACTCCGGATCAAAGGTGATTTTCTCGAGCCCGTGTGGGCGGATGAGATCAACAAAGTTCTTCTAAGGCGGGTACGTGGCTAAGAAAATTACGAAGAAAGTGAAGCGCGTCCACGACATTCCCGACGTCGTCGCGAACATCCGTGAGATCGGCGACTTCGAGCCAAACATCGTTGCTCTGATCTACGGCAAGGCGGGGCGCGGTAAGACTGAGATCTCCTCGACGTTCCCAGCCCCGATCCTCCTACTGAACATCGCTCAGGAAGAAGGACTCAAGACCATCCGCGACAAGCCAGGCATCCAGATCGCCGATGTCAATAGCTGGGACGATTTCCTCGATCTCGA